AAAGGTTTCTCAATCGAGGCATTTGTGGAAATGGAAGAATTTAATAAAATAAAAAATAGTGATAAATATATGATTCAGAATACTTTGGATGAAGATTCTTTTCTTGATAAAATCAAGAATATCATAAACGATGCTTTGGGGAGACCAAATGTTGTTGAGGAAACTGTTCTAGAAGAACCAATAGTTAATGAGCAACCAATCATTGAAGAGGCTATTAATGATGTTGTAGAGGAAAAAATAGAGGAAAAGGTGGAAGAAATTGTGAAAGAAGAACCAATAATTGAGCAGAATGAGGAACAATTGGTTGAACAACCAATTGTGGAAGAACCAAAACCAGAGGAAATTGTTGAGGAAGTTGTAGAAACAGTTGAGGAAAACGCGGTCAATGAGGAAGAAGTAAAGGAAGATTTGCAAGCGGTTATTGACGGATTGAATGCTCAGATTGCATCAATGCAAGCGGAATTGGAACAGTTGCGCAATGAAAACAAGAAATTGGGTGGTATGCCATCGGCAAATCCAGTAAATGTAAGGAGCGCACAGAAAACAACTTGGGAAACCATTGAAGCATTAAGAAACGGAACATATTTTAAGTAAAAAAAAGTGTTTTTTTTAATGTATGTTTAGGTAAAATAAAAAGAAATTAAAAAAATAAGTAAAAATATGGCAATAGGAAGTTTTGTAAACGTATCTGGCTTAACATATTGCGGTAAAGAAGCAAGTGAAATCTTCTCTAAGGAAGTTTACAATCTTGATTTGAGACAATATGGTATCACACTTATGGATGGTGTGAAAGGCAAACAAAAGATTTACAACGGTGAAGTTGGTGATGTGTTCCAGCCTTACACTTGTGCATTCTCGCCAAGCGGTGATGTAATTCTTTCTGAAGATTACATTGAACCAGCAGAAATCAAGGTAAACTTGGAAGAATGCTATGACAAGTTTTGGAACACCTATATGGTAGAACAAACCAGCATTACTTTGAACGGTGGTATTCCACAGTCTTTCAGTGAATGGTTCTTCAATGACAAACTCTTGAAAGTTATGAACAAGGAATATCAAGAGATTTTCTGGAAAGGTGACGTTGATTACAGTGGTTCAACAAAGGTTTACTTAAAGGTGGTTGACGGTGTTGAAAAGCAACTTGCTGCAAATGCTGGTGCTAAATTGACTGCAACTGCATTTACTGTAAGCAACATTTTGACACAAGTTGAGGCTTGCGTTATGAGTGGTTTGACTGATGCTTCTACAAATGAAGTCAATACTGAAAACTACAAGATATTTATGAATGTAGGTGATGTTAGACTTTTGAGAGTTGCACTTGGTAAACTCACAAATGGCAACACTGTTGATGCAATCTTCAGCAACTACGCAAAAGAGGGTGAAAAGATTTATATCCTTGGTTATGAAGTTGTTCCAACAATGCAGTCACAATCTACAATAATCTTCGGTCCAGCCGCTAACTTGGTATTAGGCTTTGACACCTATGATTCTCACGTAGAATACAAGATAATTGATATGAGAGATACTACTGGTGACAATGCTTTCAGAGTAATTGCACTTAGCAATATTGCGGTAGGTATCGTTCTTCCAACCTTATTCACATATATGGCTTAATCAAAAGCCATATATAACAAAATATAAAATAATAGAATTAAAAGAATGATATTGATATGGCAAATTGTAAATTAGCGCAAAATATTCTTAAAAGCGATTTCTGCGGTTATTCGCTTTTGAAAGTAACAGACATTTACCTTGGCAACTATGCAGATGTTACTGCATCTGTAAGCGGTAATGAGGTTACTGCAATCACACTTGCAACTGGTACAAGTATGTATCACGTTGAACCATCAAAGGATTCCGCATCCTTTACTGATGAACTTCAAGTGACTGACGGTGGTGCTAAATATCGTACACACACCTTGAACTTCAGCATTGATTCGGGCAACTACAACAAAGACCTTGCTGGTGTTGTTGATGACCTTTCTCTTGGTCGCTATGTTGGTATTGCAAAACTTGCAAACGGTGTATATGTTATGCTTGGTAGAGTAACTCCACTTGAAGCAACTTCTGCTAACGTTAGTGGTGCTGCATCTGCAACAGACTCGACTGCAATCCAAGTAGTAATGACTAGTGATACCACTGAAACAGTATTACCACTTTCAAGTGATGCTATCACTGCACTTTTGGCGGCTGTAAAGGCTTAATCTAATCCTACATATAATTAATAAGGGTTGGCATTCAATTGCTAACCCTTATTTTTTTTTTTGCCAAAATATATGTTTATAATAAAAAATAATTTATGGTTATAGATAACTGGCGTTTGCCTTGCAAATATCATATCGGAAACCTTGAAGATATTATCTATCTGCAATCGTTTGATGATAAAATCGAGTATTATATTGATGATGCTGGAGAGCCTTATTGTAGTGCGATAAGCGGTGCTTTGTCCTCAATAACTTGTGAAAGTGTATTGCTGACAGAGGAATCATCTTTTGATACCAACAGATTTGCTTTCTCATACGAATTGACAGTAGTTTTCAGAGAGGGTAACGATGATGTATATTCAAGTGTGCTTAAACTTTTAAGGGAAAACAAGTACAGATTGTACGTTAAGACAACTGAGGGTATGTACTACCTTGTTAATGCTGAATATCCATATTCCCTATCCTATGAATACGTTTGGTCTAATACAAGCCATCACTGTACGCTCAAATTCACACTGAACAACAACATTCCTACAATGAAATGTACTACATTCCCAAAATCATTCACAGAATTGATACCAAAGGATTGTGGCTATTTTTCGCCTAGAATCAACGAATTTAATATCATTGAGGAAAAGAACGTACTAGTGGGTTACAATGCGTCAGAATTAAATTATACGCAAATAACAACCATTGGCAGCAATACTTGGAAGACAATAGAGCATCTTGACGATTCTTTTGTATATACTCACACATATAGCGGTGGCAGTTTTTCAAATACGATTCAGTTTGACATTGAATTGTCTGATTACCTTACAACATTCCACTACAACATTCTTGAGTTTGTCAAAAACAGATATGTTGTTAAGTTCAAATCATCACTTGGCAACACAATCATTGTTGGTGACAAATGCGGATTGTTCCCAAGTTTCTCATTGAATACCAGTGATTCACTTGGTAGTTTGAACAGAATCAGAATAACATTAAGGGAAAACACAAGCAAAGATGTCAGTTTTTCATCTGTTGATGTTGTGGAAACTGTTGATGACAGCAAGAAACACGGTGGTACTAGTGATAAAAGGCACAATATCCCTACCCCAACGATAAGGGTAAGCGGTTTGACATTCCCTACAATTGAGTGTATATCACCAACGATGGCAAAAAGAATACTTATGCCACAAATCAATGTTAATGGTGATGAAACTGGCAAATATTATGTTCTAGATGGCTATCAAGATTATTTCGGTGCTATCTCAGACCTTATCATTGGCACTTATGACGAAAACACAATCAACAACTTTGATGTTTCGCTTTATGTGACAACAAACCAATGTCAAAATGATTTCGGTTGCCTTTATTCAACAACACTTAACGATAGAAACTACCTTATCAATTCAAGTTCATCGTTCTTTGCAATCATATCAAGTTGCGGTTGGGAAATCATTCAAAGTGATGTTTGCTTGATATTTGATAGATTGAGTGGTGAATCTGGAGTCCAATACGTTGTTGATTATTCAACCTCTTGTGCTGTTGGTGTTGAATCATCATTTACAATAAAGGTCGGTGATGATGAATATACATATATCATCAAAAAGGTTGATACAAGCACTTGCTTTATAAACAATCCAAATGCAAGCATTGTCGCTAGTGCTGCAACATTGACATTTGAAATGAGCGTTAATGCAAATGAGGTTGCAATAAAGTCTGTTCAACTTAACAACAATAACACTGATTTGCTCAAAATAACCCTTATCGGCAATACAATGACGGTTAATGTTCCCGAATACACTGATTTCAGTGGTTATAGAAGATATTTCACAATAAGGCTTGAATCAAACAGTGGTGGTAATTGTGAGGTTGAGATAATCCAAGACCATCCATACAAGAAACAAGTAATTGATTTGTCAAAGTACGAATGTTTGGACGGTGATAAGTATTATGTATATCAGTATTACAGTGGATATACCCTTGATACAATAAATACACCAACTGGTGAATATTATGTTGATTATGATAGGTCTCCTTGGGAAAGAAATTCTCCAGATTGTACAGATGATGAACTTATAAAGTGGTTTGATGCTGATGATGTATATTATTGCGAAACAACACCAGAACACAACTATGAGAAATGGAGTGCTTCAACAGAATACATTTGCGATGGCACTGACAAATATGTCAAAGATGTGAAGATGGTTTCAGATGACGGTGAAACTTGGTCAGCAACAACAGATGTAAGAATGGGTGATTTGATTGAACACAATTCTGCTGATTGTGGTTTTTGTCCAAAGCAAACCGAATGGAGAGACGATACGGCACATACAATTTGTGATGGTGTTTCATTAAGATATTTGGCTTATCTGTGGGAAAGCAATGATTGCGGTGAAACTTGGACTGCTGTTGTGCCTTCGACAAGCGGATATGGCACTGTTATAAGTGAAAATACTGTTGATTGTGGTGGTACTGGTTGTACAGTTACGGGAGATAGCGGAATACAATATAAATGGGTTGACAACACTGATAGAAAAATCTGTTTAAGCGGTAATTCCTACTACGTTTCAGAACAGTATTTCTCAAATGACTGTGGCAATACTTGGGAGAAAACTGGTTCAATATCAATCGGTGATTTGGCTGAAAGCGGTGCAACAGAATGTAGTGGTGACAGTGGAACAACTGAAACAAGATACAAGTGGGAAGATTCAACAACTGATACAATCTGTGTAGGCGGTGATTCCTATTATTTATCTTACAGATACGTTTCAACAGATAGTGGCTCTACTTGGACTGCAACTGGTGAATCTACAATAGGCACATTGAAACAAAGGAATGCCAATGAATGTGCTGACAATGGCAGTGATACAGAATCAAGATACAAATGGGTCGATTCTACTGAAACCGTTTGTTTAAATGGAGATTTATATTATATTTCTTATAGATACGTATCGACAGATGGTGGTGAAAATTGGCAACAAACTGGTGAGTTTACAGTAGGTTCGTTGAAAGAATTGAATGCTAGTGAATGTTCTACTGATACTGGCACAACAGAAACAAGATATAAATGGGAAGATTCAGCAACGGAAACAGTCTGTGTCGATGGAGATTTGTATTATGTTTCTTATAGATACGTTTCAACAGATAGTGGAATAACTTGGACAGCAACTGGTGCTAGTGGAATTGGCACACTTAAAGAGGCTGATGCAAAGGAATGCGAAAGCACAACTAGCACAACAGAAACTTGGTACAAGTGGGAAACATCAACAGATACCATTTGTGTTAGTGGTGATTCGTATTATATAAGATATAGATACATTTCTACTGACAGTGGTTCAACTTGGTCTGCAACTGGTGATTATGCTATTGGTTCTTTGAAAGAAAGCAATGCAAAGGAATGTGAAAGCACAACTAGCACAACAGAGAATTGGTATAAGTGGGAAGATTCAACTGGCAATACAATTTGTGTTGATGGTGATTCTTATTATGTGAAATACAAATATGTATCAACCGATAGCGGTGAAACTTGGACAGCAACTGGTGAATTTACCGTAGGTTCATTGAAAGAAAGAAATGCTAGTGAATGTTCGGATGAACACACTTCTGGAGATACCCTATATAAGTGGGTTCAATCTGAAACAGATACAACTTGTGTTGGTTATGCCTTGTATTATGTTGAATATGAATATTCATCGGATGATAATGGTCACACTTGGGTTGAAACTGGAAACAATAGATTAGGTGAATTGATTTCATCGGATTCTGACCAATGTAAAGAAATTGCACTTTACAAATGGGAAGATACTGAGGAAACAACTTGTTTTGATGGTGATTTGTATTACAAGTGTTATAAGTTTGTTTCTCACGATGGTGGAACGATTTGGGCAAGAACAAACACTTGGAGACTTGGGACACTTATAGAAAAGGGGGCAGACGAATGTGCCGAATGCCAACTTGAATACAAGTGGATTGCGTCACCAACAGAATATATCTGTGATGAAACAACTCATACCAAATATGAGAAATTGTATTACTACTGGTCAGATGATTGTTGGGAAACAAGTCATTTACTTGAAGATACCGAACCAACAAGAGGTGAAGTTATTGAATATGATTCTTATGATTGCGGATATAAGGCACAAAAGTGGGAATATGTTGGTGATTATTGTTATTATGACCTACCAGAAGATGTTGAAATAGATGATGGATATTCTGCTAGAACAATCGTTGAATATGATTCTGAATGTAGTGGCTCAACAAAGATAACAACTGCAACAACAATAAATCAAGAAACGTATGACAGTGGTGCTACTTGGATAACATTATCTACAACCGTAGAAGTTTCTTATGAAGAAGATTCAGAGGATTGTATGTTTACAAAGTGGGAATATGATGATGATTATTGTCACAATGATTTGCCAGAGAACACTGAAATTATTGATGAAGATATAAATAACGAAAATTGATATGGGAAATACTGATAAATATAAAGTATATCAACTATATAAAAGTTACAACGGAACAGATTGGTTTCAAGGTAATAAATACAAGGCTTATCTTCTTGAAGAAAATTCAAGTGATTGCGGATATTCAGCCAGAACAATAACAACAACAGATGATGATTGTAGTGGTACTACAAAAATTACCACTACAACCATATTGTATCAAGAAAGTGAAGATTTCGGTGAAACCTGGACAACAGTATCTTCATCTTCAACAAAAACGTATGATTATTATTCTGAAGATTGCGGTTATATACCAAGTGAATATTCAGAGCAATATTTAACTTTAGTTGCAAAATCAAACGGATATTTAAATTTTATTGATATTCCTAGTTCAAATAAAATATCATATTCAACCGATAATGGTAATACTTGGTCAGAACCAGCAAAAGAGATTACAGTTAAAGTGAATAGTGGCGATAAAGTATTGTTCAAAGGCAATATGACCCCATCAATTTATGGTATTGGTTCATTTTCTGCTTCGACTGCAACTTATGATATACAAGGTAATGTAATGTCATTATTGTATGGAGACAATTTTATAAATCAAACAAATTTGAGTGATAAAAGTGCTGCATTTAGATATTTATTTAGACCGAAGAGTGGTTTACTTGGTACAATAAGTGCTAAAAACTTAATATTACCAGCAACTACTTTATCTACTAATTGTTATAATGAAATGTTTGCTGGATGCACATTGCTAACACAAGCACCATCACTACCAGCAACAACGTTGGCAAGTTCTTGCTATAAAAGTATGTTCCTTGGTTGTACATCATTAACAACAGCACCATCATTACCAGCAACAACAATGGTTGATAATTGTTATCAATATATGTTCAGAGGTTGTACATCACTAGTAAATGCACCATCACTTCCAGCAACAACGTTGGCTCAATATTGTTATAATTTTATGTTTCAAGGTTGCACATCATTAACTACTGCACCAGTACTTCCAACAACAGCATTAGTAAGAAATTATGATGGTTGTTATGTTAGTATGTTTGCTCAATGCTCAAATCTTAACTATATTAAGATGCTAGCAACTACTATTTATTCAGATTCTTATTTGAGTAATTGGGTTCAAGATGTTGCATCAAGCGGTACGTTTGTAAAGGCAGCAACAATGACAAGTTTACCAAGTGGAAATAATGGTATTCCTAACGGTTGGACTGTTGAAGATGCTTAATCATAATAAACTAAATAAAAAATATTATAATGGCTGTATATAGTAAATATAAATTATATGAATTATACGAAACAGAGGATGGTATAAATTGGATACCAACTGGAGAGTACAGAGCAACAATATTAGAAGAAAAATCAGAAGATTGTGGGTTTTCAGCGAGGACAATTGTTGAATATGATTATAACTGTAATGACTTTACAAAAGTAACAACTGCAACAACTAAATATCAAGAATCTTATGATTATGGTATAACTTGGATAACAACATCAACAACTACTAGTGTAACATATGATGAATATTCTGTGGATTGTGGTTTTGAAATTCCAGATTGTAATCAAATTAAATATACAACAACTAATGGAACAAAAATACCAAATTCAAGTCAATCACGTTGGTATGATAATGTTTATGCCAATGGCATAGGTACATTATATTTTACTTATGATAATGTTTATATTAATAGTCTTCTTTTCGATAATCAGCAAACATTAAGAGTTGTTATACTTCCAGAATGTGTAGGTATTTTAGATACCGCTTGTTTTCAAAATTGTACTAATTTAAGAAAAGTAATAATCGGTAATTACTTAAAAGTAATAGAAAGCAATGCATTTTATAATTGCAAATCTTTACCAAGTATTTCATTACCGAATGGCTTATTAAGTATTGGAAATAGCGCATTTATGTATTGTAGTGGGTTGACAAGTTTTAATATACCTAATACCGTTACAGATATTGGTAATAATGTTTTCTATGGCTGTAGTGGTATGTCTTCTATTGTTATTCCAGATAGCGTTACAAACATTGGTAGTGGTGCTTTTTGTGGATGTTATGCTTTAAGAACTGTTTCAATACCAAATAATGTTACAAGTATTAATAATAGTTTGTTTGAATTGTGTAGAGGCTTGACTAGTGTTTCAATACCGAACAGTGTTACAAGCATTGGAAATAAAGCATTTTATGGTTGCCGTAGTATATCAAATATTTCAATACCGAACAGTGTTACAAGCATTGGAAATAACGCATTTTATGGCTGCAATGCTTTAACAAGCATAACTCTATCTAATAGCATTACAAGTATCGAAACAAGCACATTTGAATCTTGTACAAATCTAAGGGTAATCAATATACCAAGTAGTGTAACAAGTATTGGCGGTAATGCTTTCGCTAATTGTACTAATTTAAGAAGTGTTAATATACCGAATAATGTTACTAGTATTGGTGCAGAAGCATTCTCATATTGTATTAATTTATCTAATATAACAATACCAGATAGTGTTACAAGTATTGGTAATGAGGCTTTTCAAAATTGTAGCGGTTTATTAAGTGTAAATATTTCTGATAACGTAACGGAAATTGGTCGAAGTACATTTGAAAATTGCATTAACTTAAAATCAGTTTCTTTAGGAGATTCAATAACAGAAATTGGTATTTCTGCGTTTGGTGGTTGTGAAGAATTGGCTACTATTTCAATACCTAAATCTGTTACGCTAATACGAAACAATGCATTTAACTGTATTAGTTTGAGTAATATTAGATATTTAGGAACTAAATCTGAATGGGAAAATGTAAACTGTGACGGTGACGCTTTTTATGGTGTTTTAGCAACAGTGATTCATTGCCAAGATGGTGATGTTGAATTATAATTATAAATGGCTATAAATATTTTAATTTATAGCCATTTATCGTATAAAAGGATATGTTTATCATAAAATAAATAAAATAATGTCAAGAACAAAAGGAAGTAAGAATCTGCCAAAGGATAACGGATTATATACGTTGAAATTTGAAAAGCAGATTGAGAATACACCAGTAAGTAGAAACTCAAACAGAGGATGGATAAACTACGGTGTCAAGAATCTATATCCATTTGACTTGCTGAATCTATATGCACAGTCAGTAACACATAGGGCTTGCTGTGATTTTGCAGTTAATTCTATTGTTGGAAACGGTGTCGATTATGAAGCAATGAAAGCGAAGAACGTTGATATTATAACACCAAACTACTATGAGGATTGGAATACGTTTCTACGCAAGATTTCACTTGATTTCATCATCTATGGCTCGTTTGCATTCCAAATCATCAAAAACAAGGATGGCAAGACATATTCGATTTATCACCAGCCTTATGAAACTGTAAGACTTTCTCCTTTTGACGAAGATGGTGTCATTACATCCGCTTGGATTTGTGATGATTGGTCATCTGTGGGCAAATATCCACCAAAGGAATTGCCAATGTTCGGTTTTCAAGAGGATGAAACGATACAAAGGGGTCAGCCATACATATATGTTTATAGAGCATATACACCACAGAATGTGTATTATTCTGCTCCAGTATATTCAAGTGCCTTGAATGCAATACAAGCGGAAATAGAGTTCCAAAGATATGACTTGAAAGCCATAACAAACAACTTTGTTCCAAGCGGTATGTTGGAGTTGGCTCCAGTAGAAAGTGAAAGGGATAAGCAAGATATTATTGATAACATCAATCGTATGTTCGTAGGCTCAGAGGCAGTCAACTCACTTATGATTACATTCGGTAACGGTACTGATGAATCACCAGTGAAATTCACACCTTTTACAACCAATTCGGCAAATGTGAATCTGTATGAGGCATCAAATGAAAGAACGATTAACCGTATTATGACTGCTCACAGAATATCAAGCAAAGCATTGATTGGTTTGCCAATGGATTCCACTGGTTTCAGCAATGAGGGTTCTTTGCTTGAAACAGCCTATGCACTTTACAATATAACGGTAGGAAACCATAACAGACAAATCATTCTCAATACTATCAACAATGTATTCAAGTTGAACGGTGTTGATGTGGAACTTGTATTGAAACCACTTTCATTCACCACTACTGTTGCACAGTCAAATGACAACAGTGATAACGTTGATAGAGCAGATGACAATGAACTTGAGGAAATGGACACAACAATAAATAAAGAAAACAAAGAATAAGAATATGGCAGCAGTAAAAGAACAGATTTTAATTAACAAGGAATATCTAAAGGAATACAGTCAAATACCTTTGAATTATAATTTAGACGAGGTGTTGCCCTATGCAAAAGTATCAGAATTGTTGTGGATTAAGCCAATATTGGGTGAACCTTTGTATGATGAACTTATTGAACAAGTTGCAAGCGGTGATATAAGCGATGCAAACAGCACCCTTTTGTTAAAGGTATATCCAGCAGAGGCAATTGCAATTGTTTATGAGGCATTGCCTTTCATATATTCGCACATAAGTGAAGTGGGAATAACAAAAGGAAAGTCAGACAACAGTGATTCTATCAATCTAAATGAGGTTGACTATCTCACAAAGCATCTTAAAGCACAACTCCAAGCAAGATTGGATGACTTGATATATTTCCTCAAAACACATTTGGAATCATATCCATTGTATGAGGTACAAGATGATTGCTGTAAAAAACCAGAGGGTAGTCCATTCCAACAGTTGTATAGTCCAAGAAAAAAGAAATATAATTTGAAATAAAACAAATACAAGATGGTAAACATTAGAACCGATACAGATAAATTGAATGTTATTTGTGATTTTGTAAACCACCCAAATTTTCCATACGGTACAACCACTTTGACTTTCAAGATAAACGGGTTGATGATGGATGCCACAAATGAGTTAATACTATTCAATAACAGCCAAGGTGGTTTCGTATTTGCGTCATTTGTGAATGACTTGTATTTCAACAATGTCAAGGCAACAATGCAAACTGTCAATAGCCTTTTCCAAGAAACTTGTTTCAGTTGTTGTTCAACTGGTGGTGGAGGCGGTGGTGGTGACATTCATATAGATGGTACTGAAATCGTAAAGGCATTAAACAATATCAACAAAACATTAAGATACAATTGTGGCGATAGTGGTATTTGCGATTACAAGGAAACTTATCTCACTTTGGAAGAATACAATGCCTTGTCTGGACAATCACCAAACATCAAGTATATTATATATTGCGAATCTGGAGATTGTACATACGATGAAGAGGATTTTGATACGAATCTTGACCCAAGTGAGGAGGTTTGTGAGGAAAACATTGATTTCAATGAGAAATATATGACCATTGACGAATATAACCAATCTGACAAGGATGGTGAGATAAGATACAATATAATTGAATCATAACAAAACATAATTTTATATATAAAATGAAGAAAATTGTTAATCTAGTAAAGAACGGTGTGAGTTACCAAATAGGACCAGTCACACAAGCGGAAATCAATCAAATGGTTTCTGACATTTCAAGTGTAAGTGCTGCAACCACTGCGCACACCACTGCAATCACTTCAATTCAGACATCATTGCAAAACGTTTATACAAAGAGTGAAACCGATGCAGCAATCTCAAGTGCCGTTTCTGAAATTGATACTGATATTTTTGTAATCACCAATGCGTTGCCAACAACTGACATTAATCCTAACAAGGTATATATAGTACCATCAACTGGTGATACTGGAGCAACCAATATATATACTGAATACGTATATGTGAACAATGCTTGGGAAAAGATTGGTGAGTTTAAGGCTGATACAGATTTGAGTGGTTATTACACTTCCGCACAAGTTGACAGTTTGCTTGCTGCTTTGGATAAGGCTTGGTTCGGCACACAATCGCAATACAACGCATTATCAAGCACTGATGCTACCAAACTTTATTTCATTTATGAAGAAACAATCTAATTGAAAGAATGAAAAAAGTTAATGAAAAGGGAAAAGCATTTTTCCCTTTTTTTTATATCGTTAAATAATATGTTTATAGAAATCTAGATTTTTTATGAAACAAGTATCAAAAGTTATAAAAAACGGTGTAACATATTACTTTGCTGATAGTGCATTGACACAATCAGTAGATAATATTGTAGATACACTTAACAATCTTTCAATACCAGATTCCACAAGTGATTTGATTAACGATTCTGGATTTCTTGATTCATCTGATTTCAAGACAATCAACAATCAGAGTATTGTAGGGAGTGGAAACATTGATATACAAGGTGGTGGAGGTGGTTCATACAGTGCTGGTACAAATATTGATATTACAAATGATGTAATTAGCGTCACGGGCATTACTGTGCCAACAGCAATGAGCCAATTATCGAATGATAGCGGTTATCTGACAAAAACATCAGCAGACACAATATACGCAACACAAGCGGATTTGGATAATGTTAGTGATAGTTTAGATGATTATTTAACTGAAAGTGCTGCATCACAAACTTATCAATTAAAGACACAATTCAGAACAATAAACGGTAGTGGCATAACTGGTGATAACACCAATATCGTAATATCAGTACCTACAAGTACAAGTGAATTAACCAATGACAGCAATTATGTCGCTTCAACAAATCTCAAGACAATTAATAATTCATCGTTGGTTGGAAGCGGCAATATTGTTGTACCAACGTTCACTTATGATTCAACAACTCAAACATTAAATATTACAACTTAATTATGGCATTTACTTTTAATGGAAATATACCAGAAAATGTTATTTTCAACAACAACGATGTTCTTGTTATTAAATGGAATGGAACAACTGTTTGGGAAAAAAATAATGAAGATTATTCAACAAAATATCTGACATTTGTTGCAAAGACAAGTGGCTCAATCAAATTCAGCGGTTCGACAACATCAAATAAGATTCAGTTTTCAACAGATGATGGTTTAACTTGGGCAACGGCATCACGAGCGAAAACTGTCAGTGTGTCTGCTGGTGATGTTATTATGTGGAAAGGTTCTCTCACAGCATCAACTAGCACTAGTACTGGTGGTATTGGACGATTCAGTGGTGGAACAGCATCATTTGATGTATATGGGAACATAGCATCATTGATATATAGTGATAATTTTGCAAACCAAATAGATTTGACCGCTACTACAAGACAGTTCCAAAAGTTGTTCTATCATTGTAAAGTTGTCAATGCTGAAAATCTTTATTTCCCATATAAAACGATGGGGTATTATTCTTGTTATGATATGTTTAACGGTTGTACATCATTAACAAAAGCACCAGAATTAACAGCAACTACGTTGGGCGATTATTGTTATCTGTATATGTTTTATGGTTGCACTTCACTAACACAAGCACCATCAAAATTACCGTCACTTGTATTAAAAACTAACTGTTATCAGTATATGTTTCAAGGCTGTACTAATCTTGAAACAGCACCAATAATAAGTGCAAATAGGGTTTCATCTAATAGTACTGGTTGTTGTTATAATATGTTTGCACTAGATTCAAAACTAAAAAATGTTCAATCCGCATTATACTCGACAACCATAACAGAAAGAATGTATTTTCAAATGTTCTATCATTGTACAAGTTTGGTGCAAGCACCGATGATTTTAGCAACTACATTAAATGGAACTGGCTGTTGTTTGAATATGTTCCAAGGTTGCACTTCATTAACAACCGCACAAGAATTACCAGCAACAACATTGGTTCAAAGTTGCTATCAAGGTATGTTCAAAGGTTGTTCAAACTTAAATTATATCAAGATGCTTGCAACTGATATATCAGCAACAGATTGTCTGGCTGATTGGGTTGATGGTGTCTCTAATAGTGGTACATTTGTAAAGGCTGCTTCAATGACATCATTACCAAGCGGTACAAGTGGTATTCCAGAAGGTTGGACTGTACAAGACGCATCATCTTAAAAACAAAACATATGTTTAAGGAAAAGGAATAATAGCAAAAATGAAAACTACATATGAAAGTGTAAAGTGGGTTGATTTGGGTGCAAAAGAGCAGATTGAACTTGCAATTTCAATAGCCAGTTTCATTTCTGCCATTGTAATAGGGGTTATTGCGCTGTTTATGCCACCACAAGGTGTTATTGACAAATCAGTTCTGTTCTTTACAGCACAATTGCTGGTATTCGTATCAACGCTATTGGGTATCAATCTGACCATTGATGGCAAGAATCATTATTTCTCGACTAACAAAAAGAAAAAGGTAGTGAATGATGAAGAAGATAATTAACTATATTAGAAATGCTAGCCAGTTAAAAAAACTGGCTAGCATCATTGTATTCCTATGTATAGTATTGTTATTCCTTAACAATTGTCAAAAACCAAAGGTTGATACACAGATAATAATCAAAACTGATACAATATACACAACTGAAACAATATACGTAAAGGTTAAAGAACCAGTTGAAATAATAAGATATAGGGATAGGGTTTTCAGAGATACTGTTACCATTAAAGATACCGTACAAGTCATTGATATTCCTATGGAGAGAGTAACGTATCAAGACAGCCTATATAAAGCCATTTTAAGCGGCTATAAACCGCGTTTAATAAGTATGGAGATATACGCACCACATACGATAATAGAAACGAATACAGAGCAAATTATAACCAAATATAGGAACGATTATTCAAGATGGGCATTGGGTGTGTCTGGAGGATATGCAATAACTAATAACGGATTATCACCGTATATTGGAATAGGTGTAAATTATGATTTAATAAGATTTAGGAAAAGGAAATGAAATACGAAGATATACAAATAAGCAAAAACTTTAAGTTGTCTGAATTTATAGAAAGTGAAACCGCTACCAAAAAGAATATAGATAATACACCAAGTGAAGAAATAATAGAAAATATAAAGTTATTGGTGACAAGTTTATTGCAACCTATTAGAAATAATATTTCTTATCCATTTCACGTAAATTCTGGTTATAGATGCAAGGAATTGAATGACATTGTTGGCGGTTCAAGCAATTCTGCACATCTGCAAGGATTGGCTGCTGACATCAATTTGGGTTCAAAGCAACTTAACCGAATACTGTGGGAAGAAATAGAAAGGGGACAGTTTAACTATGACCAGTGCATCAATGAATATGGATTTAGTTGGATTCATATTGGAATAAAGAAAGACAACAAAGGAAATAGACATTCTATGTTCAAATTACATTAAAGAATAAATCAATGCCACCGTTTGTTTGGGAATTTCGCAAAAGTATGGACTGATTAGGCTTGGGGAAAGGTGAAACCCCAAGCCGCTTTTGTATATGTTTATTTTAAATCTATATAATATGGCAACTATAATTGAAAATAACGGGCATTATCTCTACAAGGCACAAGAAAAGAGATATTCAACAGATGGCGGTGTCACTTGGCTGTCATACAATCCTCCAGTGTATAGAATAGGCGATTTGGTTTCAAATGAGCCATCACATCTGTGTGATACCATCGAGCCAATTGGACAGTGAAAATAGCAAGTGTGTTTTACAAAAACTGGTTTTGCTTACAGTTTATCTTATTGGCAATAAAACAAGCCGTAGTTTATCATCTAACTACGGCTTATTTTGTTTATTATCAACAAGTTATAAACTGGAATTCCTTTTGACGTTGAAATGATACATAATATTATAAGTTATTGATTTTCAACATTATTTATGGTTTAATCAATCTTTGGTTTAATTTTTGTTTTAAGTTATTTTAACTACTCAGATTTGACCTTGACACATTTTTTTTATATATTTGTAGAGCAAAAACCACTAAAAATATATAAGAAAATGAGAACATCTACCGCTAGAATCAGTTTGACATTGTGGACATCCAAGACACTTGCCAACGGTGAGAATCCTATTATGCTTGCAATCCGTTTCAACGGTCAAGCATTGTTATCATCACACTTTTCTTGCCAACCAAAGCATTGGGATGAAAAGAACGAATGCCTTAAACGCTCTTATTCGAATTACGCTGGAATCAACAAGATTCTTGCCGATATGAAGAATCAAGCCATAGCCGCAAAACTACGGTTTGAAACTGAGAATATCCCCTATACAGCAAAGATGATTGTTGATGCGATGAAACCAAAGGAACTGTCGGCAAAGTCACTTAAATTCGCTAGTGTTATGGAATCATTGATTGCTGATAGAAAGTTGAAATGGACTACCGCAAACTGTTACAGAGATATATTCAAGCAATTCGCACATTATATCGGTAACACAGATTTTGTCATTACCGAAATCACAGATGATGTCATTATTGACTACGCACAATACCTTAATAATAAAGGTGTGAAACAAAACTCGATTATAGCCTATTTCAGCAAGATTTCAAGCGTAATAGCATTTGCAAACACCAATGGCATCACAGATTGGAATCCAAAGAAAGGTCTTGCTTGGGTTAATAAGAACTTTAAGAAACAAGTGCATCATAAGGCAATCACAGAGGATGAATTAGCCAAATTAAAGGTGTTCTTTGACTATAATCTTGATAAGAAAGATATACTCAAACGCACAAGCAAATCCTTTGCACTTGCATTTTATCTTTGTTCCTATGGTTGCTTTGGCTTGGCTCCAGTAGATTTGATGAAACTGAAACTAGAAAACGTTGAAGAAACAGTCATTAATGACCAACAGTGCTACAAGATTATAACCAAGCGTAGCAAAACAAATCAGCCATTAAGCATCATAGTACCACAAATCACTTTCTATGGCAATCTGTTCAAGCAATTCTACGATACGGCAAACACAAGACAAGATTATATATTCCCTATATTCAGCAGTGCAACAAAATCGTATAACTATTCTGATGATGCAACACTAGCAAGAATGATTAAGAGAACTGAATCCATCATCAACAACCATCTGAAAGATATATGTGCAGAATTAGGAATGCAGCCAATTACGTGCTATTCAGCCAGACACTCATTCGCCTCCCATCAGATTAGACAAGGAACTAACATATCGTTAGTAGCCAACGCATTAGGACGTAGCGTTAGTGGAATCAGTTGTTACATTGCCAATCTAACAAAGGATGAAGAACTGTTCAAGATTTCCGTTATGTAAAAAAATTTGGGGATAGTTTTTATGACTATCCCCTTTTTGCAATAACAGTAAGTAATATAATTATAAAAAAATGAGAATTCAAAACACCGACTGGTTTACAACTAAAAAATTAACACCAAAGACACACAAATTATAGCAAAAAAACAATAAACCAGTCGGCAAAATATGAATATAATTAAACAGTAGAAGTTCCATTGCAAATATATAAAAAAAATATCTGAAAACCAAATATTTTGGCAATTATTTTCAATTTATTTTTTCGTTTGTCCAGTGGTATGAATAAGCAAAATTTATTTTACCTTTCAGATAGTTTCTGATGATTGATTGACTTAAACCAGTTTTCTCATAACAATCTTTTACGCTGCTATATTCCGCTATCAGATTACCATTCCTATCATATTGATATAGTTTTTTCACTTGTGGTTGTGGTTGCTTTTTTCTAACTTTGGGGGTTTCCTTGCGATACTTGAATCTGAGATAATTCCGTA